TTATTGTGGTGGATGCAAACTCAATTAAAGGAAAATCAACAACAGCCGATAAGGTGAACTGTTTCATCTTTGGGGCAGACGAATAGGAGTCCTATGCCATTTAGCAGAACAACAAAAGACGAGAATGTCACGCTTGCCGGGACACCGGACTACATCACAATCAGTGGGCAAGTCATCACCCGTGGCTCAATTGACCTAACTACTGACGTAACCGGGACAATGCCAGTAGGGAATGGCGGGACAGGAGCTGCTACGCTGGCAGCGGCCAACATTGCGGTAGTGACTGCGGCTGATGAATGGTCTGCCGCCCAGAACTTCAACAGTCGTTCGCTGACATTTGATGTGACTCAGGATTGGAACTTGGAGACAGACCAAGTGTGCGACCTTACCCTGACAGCTAATACCACGTTTGATGCGCCAACGAACATGAAGGATGGTGGATTCTATTCCATAACGATTATTCAGGATGGCACAGGAAGCAGGACTGCTTCTTGGAACCCCGTATTTAAGTGGGCTGGGGGCACCGCTCCGACCCTGACGACTACTGAAACCACTGGTAAGGACATCTTCGTATTTCGGAGCGATGGAACCAATATGTATGAGGTGGGTCGCCAATTAGACCTAAGATAGGATGGGAGCTAATTTAATACTACCAGCGGGGGGAGCAGCAGCCGCCGCAGCGGACTACACGGTGGAGAACTCGCTGAAGTTTAACGACGGGGATTCTCCAGAATTAAGCCGCACCTATACATCCAGTGCTACTTGGACTTTCTCATGCTGGGTCAAGAGAGGTGAACTGGGTGCAACCAATAATATATTTGGGACAGTAATAGGATTCAACTCCTCCGACCAATTGTTTGCCCCCGGCATTACCAATACAACCGCAGTCTACCGCGACCCCAGTGCGTGGTATCATATTTGTGTTTCGGATACTGGCTTGTTTGTGAATGGGGTGGCGGATAGTGGGACAGTTTCAACATCAGCTGCCTCCAGCCTGAAGATTGGTGATGATTTTGACGGCTACCTAGCCGATGTCCATTTCATCGACGGCACAGCCAAGCAAGCCACCGACTTTGCCGAGCCAGACGACAACGGCCAATGGGTGCCGAAGGCATACAGCGGCAGCTACGGCACCAACGGGTTCCACCTAGATTTCTCCGACAGTGCTGACTTGGGTGCAGACGCAGCAGGTTCCAACGACTTCTCGGCAACCAATCTGGGCAGCGAAGACCAGATGGGGGACACGCCCAGCAGCGGGAAGAATTACGCCACGCTCAACCCTCTGGACGAATGGGCTGACAACGGTGTTTTTGCAGAAGGCAATTTATCATTCTCCACAACCGGGGCATTTGGCCGAGGCGTGGCAACAATTCGCCCCAGCAGCGGCAAGTGGTACGGTGAGGTTTATATTACGCAAGCCGCCTACTTCAGCATCGGCGTGATGAACGAAACCGGAGCCGACTCAATGCAGGGGGGAGGCACTACTAATTCGGCTATTATGTTTAAAAACGGGGCAACCTACTACGGCACCACTTACAATGCGGGCTACTCCGATACCTTAGTAACCGATAATATAGTTTCGTTTGCGTTGGATTTGGATAATGACATTTTATGGTTCGCAATAAACGGCACATGGCAGAATGGTGCGACCACAGGTGAGATAGAAGCGGGAACCAGCACTTATGCGTTTACTGGATATGGTAACTCCGAAGGAATCAATAGCACTGTCCCAGTTGCTGGCGACCACATTGCGATGTTCGTCGAGAGCAATTCAGAATCTGGGGACATGGGGTGCGTGGTTAACTTCGGCCAAGACGCCACATTCAACGGCAACCACTCTGGCACTCCAGTAACCGGAGGAAACGGCGAGTGGGCTTATGCGCCCCCATCAGGCTTCCTCGCCCTCTGCACCGAGAACCTAGACGCCGATGACTATGCAAGCGTGAACAATGCGGTGGATGATGAGAAGGCGTTTGCGGCGACTCTCTATGAAGGTGATGGAGAAACACAGACAGTTGAAGAAGTTGGCTTTCAGCCCGATTTAGTCTGGGTTAAAAACCGAGATGAATCCTCATACCACAATCTAGTGGATACTGTTCGTGGCTTCGGAGGCAGCGGGTTGTTCTCTAATTCAGACGACGCTGAAGGTTCGGCTTCTAATAAAATCTCCAGCGTTAATTCAGATGGATTCGTTATTACGGGTAACTCAAATGACTTAAACCACGATGACGAGGATTACATCTCTTGGTGCTGGAAAGCTGGTACATCAATGACGGGAGGCTCAAAGAATGTTGCCGCTGGCTTCAGTATAGTGGGATGGGAAGGTGATGACTCAGGGATGGGAGACGGAGAGAGGTCAGTTGCCCACGGATTAACGGTAGTGCCTGACATGATTATTGCCAAAGACAGGGATAATACAGGAGATTGGCAGGTTCTACATACAGGGCTAGATAGCGGAAAGCAATTGTTCCTGAACAGTGATTCCGGACAAGTTGATAATTATGGAGGATTTGGCAGCTCCTCTGCCACCACATCTAATTTTTATATAAACGATGACGGGTCGATGGGCGGTTACGCGCTTAACACAGGCAGCACGAACTACATCGCCTACTGCTTCGCAAGCATTGAGGGGTACTCGAAGGCGGGGAGCTACACAGCTAACGACTTAGATAATGGCCCATTCATCTACTGTGGGTTTCGCCCAGCATTTATAATCGTCAAGCGGTACGACGGTAGTACCCAGAACTGGGTTATGTTCGATACAGCCCGTGGAACCTACAACATCAGCAGTCCGCATCTCTACCCCAATCTCACCTCCATAGAATATGCCAACGAAACCATAGATATATTATCGAACGGCTTCAAGTACCGTGAGGATGCTGACGGAGGAAATGATACAGATGGGGATAAATTCATCTTCTATGCCGTAGCCGAAATTCCATTTAAATACGCAAACGCGAGGTAACAATTATGCCATACTACTGGACAGCAACAGACATCGAACAGCCTCTCAATAAAGGCTTCACCAAGAACGGCACCCAGTATCCACGCAACTGGCTCAATCTTGCCAGCGATGAGGAGAAAGCCGCCATCGGCATCGAGTGGATTGCTGACGACCGCCCAAAGAACAACGAGCGGTACTACCGCATCCGTGGCAAGCGCGGTGATTGGACTGTGGAGCCGAGGGACTTGGATGAACTGAAGGCAAGAGCCGTGGCAGCTTGCAAGAAACACGCCGGGAACCGATTGGCTGACACCGATTGGATGGTGGTGCGTAAGGTGGAATCTGGTGCGGTGATACCGGAGGACGTTGTGGAGTTTAGAGCAGCTACCCGCGCCTACTCCAATGAACTGGAAGCCGCCATCAACGCTGCCGACTTTGAGGGCATTCAGAAGGTTGAGCAGGAGTGGCCGAAGTCAACGCAGGAGTTACAGAGGGAAGCTGAAGCGGAGGCTGCGAGATTAGCGGCAGAGGAACGGATGAAGGCTAGAGATAATGACGACAATTGAGATACGCGATAAATCAATAGCTCGCTTCAACGAAGTGGCTGGTAAGAAGTTCGACGCGGGGGTTAAGGAGCACGGGACAGTGCTTACTGAGGTTGTGACGCTTGACGATGCAGAGCAGGAGATTACAGACCTATGGCACTACATACAGGCACTGAAAATGCGGAAGGAACTTTATGAAAAAACTAATAACACTTGTAGCAATCCTGAGTGTCGCGGCTGTAACTGCGGCTGAGAGATATATCCCAGAATACCTAAACGCCATAAGCGTAACGGTACGGGCCGAGATGGGATACCAGAAGGCTGAGGGCAGCGGCAGCTTATTTGTCAGGAAGGTTGACGACAGGAACGCCACGTTCTGCTGGACAGCAGGGCACGTCATCGAGCATCTGCGTAAGGTTGAGGAGCGCATTGTGGCTGGCAAGCCTGCAAAGAAGGTGACGTTTGAGAACCCTAAGCTGGTCAGGGAACTGCGTAACCGTGATGGCAGAAGGACAGGGGAGGTTGTAGTGGACGCCAAAGTTCTTCGGTACAGCCCAGCGGAGAAGCATGACTTGGCGTTGCTGGTGGTTATGTCGGAGGACTTCAGCGTGACAGCATCCACAGAGTTCCTCTCTGAAGGGGCACCACTCACTAAAATAGGGCAGCATCTTAATCATTGCGGCAGCTTCTTGGGTGGCGACGGCAGCAACAGCTACTCTGATGGCGTCTTGTCAGCCCACGGCAGAATCCTGTTCAAGCAACCGTTCTGCCAGACCACTTGTGTTGGATACCCCGGCTCAAGCGGTGGAGTGGTAGCCAACGACAAAGGCAAGTACATCGGTATGCTAGTCAGGGGAGCAGGCAGCGACTACAACCTGTGCGTCCCGGTGGCTCGTATGTGGAAGTGGTCTAAGGAGAATGGTATTGAGTGGGCAATGAACCCTGCGCTGAAGATAACCCAGAAGGAGATTGACAAGCTGCCTATAGAGGGGCCATCAGCATCTGACAGTAAGGGTGCCGGGGAAGGTGATCACAAACAATATCCGTTTATGATTAAGCGAAGTGGATTTGAAAAGAAATGAAGCTGCCCACTGCATCCGCATTATTTAGGACGCTATGGTGGTCGCTGTTTGCGGCTTCACTGGCGGTCAATGTGGTTGCCCTGTGGAGCTGGTCAGTGTGTAGCTCCAAGTTAAATGATATACTGGAGACAGCAGAGTTTAATGACCTAGATGGGGACGGGATAAGTAACGTAATTATTACATACAAGTAGCCGAGGGGTAACAGTGGACAGGCGCGTACTAACACGGAACATTGATAGCGATCACGAGGTCGGCAAAGTCGGCACGGATCAGGTGCAGCTATACTCTAAGGACGGGAAGCTGTATGCCCAGCTCTCATCCAATGATGCCGTGTTAATATCCGATCTTTCGACGGGTAGCGCAACACCCGTTGGAGCAGTGAACGCCTATGCAGGTGACACTGCTCCAGCAGGGTGGTTGCTATGTAATGGGGATGCGGTAACTAATGGCAGCGGGACGGTGCAATCACAGACGGCTGACTTCAGTGACCTGTACGCCTTACTGAGCACCACCTACGGGTCGGCTGGAACTTTGCCAGACTTAGCAGGCAGGGTCATATCTCAAGAGAACGGCACCTATGCCCGTGGCGCAACAGGTGGAGCAGTTAAGAATAATTTAGCGGAAGATCAGTTGCCATCGCACAACCACGAAGTAACATCAAATGTGAGTTGCACCATTACTGGCGACGATAACCCGTGGGTTTTGGGATGTGTAAAGAACGGCGATGGCAGCGGCGGGAACTGGAGCGGGGAAACCTATAAAATTATGAATCACCACTTCACTTCATGCCCCCCGGAAAAAGGAGGAGACTCAACAAGTACGTTTGCGGATTTGGTGGGAGTTACCGTCACCAACAACGCCGTTGATTCTGCTAGTACAGGAAGTGGTTCTGATATAGAGAACCGCCAACCCACCCTCTACATGAATTACATTATAAAATTCTAATGGCTATCGTAGACAGAGGAAGAGTTACAGATGCGATCACCTCGCTTGAGGGCGGGATGGACAGCGGCAAGTCGCCATCGTTGATCGAGAAGAATCAGGTGTTCTACGCACAGAACATCACCTTCCGTGGCGGGTTTGCCAGAACGAGGCCGGGATTCAGGCGGGGCAAGATTGTTGCATCAGCAGCAGCTACCGCGCTGAAGGATGGCAGGTTTCAGGGAGCGCATTACTACCAGCACAGTGACGGCACTGGCAGCTTGATAGCTGTGGCAGCAGGGGACGTGTACAAGATCAGTGCCAGCGGCAGCAGTTGGGCAGTCACGGACATAACCAACTCCGTGTCACTGAGCAGCACCGTAAGCCGTATGCACTTTCTACAGGCTGAGAACTACCTGATCATTCAGGACGGCACCAGTCGGCCATTCATCTGGGACGGCTCCGGTGCAGCACGGGCCAGCGTTGCTGACGATGATGAGATTGAACCCGGAACAGCAATGGCCTATGGCAACGGCAGGATATGGGTGGCCAACGGCAGGACACTCACGGCTGGGGACATACTGGGCAGCACTACTGGCATACTGGAGTTTACCGAGAACGACTACCTCGCAGGCGGCGGGTCATTCACTGTCCCGATTGGCACCAGCGACATCACCTCGCTTGAGTTCATCTCAGCCCCCAACACAGCACTGGGTCACGGTGAGCTGGTTGTGTTCACTGCCGATGCAGTCACCAGCATCAGTGTACCAGCAGACAGGCATGACTGGTTCGCCCTGAAAGACCCGATACAAAAGGTGG